CGTACGTTACGCTCCAATCTTCTTTGCTACGGGTTCCCCTGCCGTACGCCTGCATGAGGGTGTTCAGGGCTTCTATCGCATACCAGGTCTGCCCGTCGGGCAAGGCCCGCCTAGCTGACACTCTTGGGTCTTTTATTGCAGCGTAAGGGGCCTTAATTAAAATTTGGGCACGTATCCTATCTCCCTTGCCATCTAGGCCCTCTGTGCAGCTAGGGCTAGCTAGCCACTTATTATCCGAGGCGTAAAACTGCTTTATAAGCTGTTCTACATTTTGAGTTGAGGAGGTGTGCCATATAACACGGTCTCGGATCTCTTTAGGCAGGGACTCTTTTAGGGCCCTAGCGTTGCTGAATGAATGCGTGTGGATGCACCCTTTGTGCAGGGGGTGGTACTCTGCCAGGATCCGGCCCACCTTATCCGACACTTTTGGGAAGGTACGGTCTTTCTTAGAATGGGCCATGCTCCCGCAAAACTCGGAGATCAGAGCCCTACTCTCCAAGTCAAAGGTGCTGTCTACGTCTATAAAGGCCGCCACGTCTTTCTTTGAAATTCCCAGCGTCCTTAAGAAGGGGCCCGTATTTAAGGTAGCACTTATTAAGAGTACCTTATCAGCGAAGTCGAACATGTACCTATGAGACATGCCCCTTAGAACCACTGGCTTGAACTCGACGGACTCCACTCGCCCTGACCTTCCCACCGTTTTATAGCACACCCAGTTATCAGGGTCCTTGGCTATCAAGGTGGCCACCTTCTCTAAGCGGAGCTTAAGAGCCACGGCTGAGATAAGTTTGTCCCTAGGTCCTCCCTTAGAGGAGGGCAGGGGGATGTCTCGGGATAGCAGTACGGAGAGCTGTTCCTCTGCGTCTGCTATGGACAGCCCGGCAGCGCTTGAGTAGGCCTTAATCTGAGTCTTAAGTCCCCCTTCTATAAGGGAACACAGCCAGTCTGCGTACTCATCCCCGGAATCGGAGTTAGGTAGCGACTCCACAGCGTCTGTCCCAGACAGCACCCTACTAGAGATGGCCACACTAGCGAAGTTGGACAGCCTTCCGTCTAAGGCGTGGGCCTCGTCTATTATCATTAGCCCTCTGGGCTTCAGTATTTTTGTGTAGTGAGCGTGGGCAAGGAAGCTTTCATAGTTAGCTAGCGTTATACTGGCGTCTGCAGCGGACTTGCGCGCGTTTATGTAGGGACACAGATTTCCGTATTCCCCGGAGGAACAGAACAGTTTTATATACCGGGAGGGGTTCTTCTCTCCCTTGGCTATGCATTCAGCGCAGGACCTCGGTCTCTGTCCCAGAACGTCTGCTCTAACACAAGGGTAGTTGGCCTTTCCCCATATATTAGCCAGGCCCACCCGAGTGTACTCGTCCAAGTACTGCTGCTGTAGGAACCTACGGGACACCAGGAGATGGGTACCTCTCCCGATCTTTTTTTGGCTTAGGGCAGCCGAGATAGCGATAGCGGATTTCCCTGAGCCCGTGGGGGCCCTAAGAAGGATAAACTTCTTATCCGATTTGATGGCCACCTCGAGCGCCCTAAGGACCTGAGCCTGGTGTTCGTAAGGCTCAAAGTCCAAAGGGAAATGCTCAATCATCTGTTACTCTTCTTTGAAGTGCTTATCGTTAGTAAGCAACTCCTTTATTGCGTTCTTATACTGGTGGTTGTTGCGCATGCGCATAGTGAAGGAATCATAGTAGCGCTTCTCCTCGGGAGTACCACCGTCTTTCCTGGATACCATTTCCGAGGCAAACATTTGTCGCATCTCCTCTGGTAAGTCAGAGAAGAAGGCTCCGAAGTTGGTAGTCAGCTGCTCATTTATGTCGGGTTTGCTAGACATCAAGTGTATCGCAACGCCCCGGATAAGGTTCATGAGCTTGTCGTGCCTTCCTACTCCGCCTTCACCGTCCAGGGCCTTACCTACCTTATGGGAGATCTTAGACCCGGGTTTAGCGTAGTGCCCTAGCACCTCTGCCGGTATCATTAGCAAGTCCTCGTCTCTTATGTAGTCAACGAACTCCGCCGCGCAGTTGGTCCCTATGGTCCCTGCTATGGTGTATTTGAGCACGTTGTACCAAGAGTCTGTCTTCTTTTCAGAGGAAGTCTCCGCGGCGACCAGGTACTTGCTGACCTTCTCCCAGCCTGCGGGGTTGGCGTACACCCGCCCGGCTTCCCGAGTCTTTACGTCAAGGAGCAAGTCAGGAGTCGCGGACACGAAGTTTATTACGCTCGGGTGGAACTTCTCCGAGATAGCGTAGTCTAGCCAGATCTTAGCGTCGGGCTGTATGCCGATGAACACAAGCCTTCTTCTCATAGCCGGGTCACTCGTTATATCGTTCACCTTGTACTCAGAACCTTGAGGGTTCATAGCGCAGGCCAGCGCCCACCCTTCAGGAAGCTCGAATATGCCCGTGCGCCTCTCGGACATAAGAACAAACAACGCCTTAAGAGTGTCATCGTCAGCACGATTGATCTCATCAAGTATCAGTATTCCGTGGCTTGACCCGTGAACGGTGTCCCACAGCTCTTCGTCTATCAACGTCTTGACGACGTTCGGGTTTTCCTTGCACCGGAATGGCAGCCCTTGGATCTTCTCCGGGGGCATTAACGGCGCGAATAGCGCTCGATGAGCGTAAGACACGCCCTTTTCTTCAGAAAGCTCTTTCGCACACTGCTTTAGAGCCTCAGACTTACCTATGCCAGCCACTCCGACTAGGCAGGGTATCTGCCCCGCAGCCCAAGCTAATTTACAAGCTTCCTTGGCATTGGGTATTGTTAGTAGGGGAATTCCCATCTCGACGTGGAATTCTTCTTGTTCGGTTCCAGTTGGTTTAGACACCTAGGGGTATCTCCTTTGTTAAACGCAGACCTGATAAAATCAGACCGCAAAAGATTAGCAGAAAGTTTGTTGTGGCTAGACGGTAGCCCGTTCTCTTTGAACGACTACCCAATGTATAATTCTTTGTATAGGGGGGCCTGGAGGAGCACCCTCCTTATGTGCGGGCGGCAGGTTGGGAAGTCTGTGTCAGCAGCAGCCTTTGAGGTTATAGACAGCATATCTATCCCCCACTTTAAGACCCTGTACGTATCCCCCTCGTTGAAGCAGACCTCAACCTTTAGTAATACCCGAGTGGCTAAGATAATGAGGCATTCACCCTTCATAAACAGGCACTACCTGTCGGCTAAGATACCCGATAACGTCTTTTTAAAGATGTTGCAGAACGGGTCCGAGCTCTTGTTTACCTACGCATGTGATAACCCCGATAGGGCTCGAGGCATATCTGCGGACAGAATAACATACGACGAAGTCCAAGATATCCTCTACGACGAGGTGGTTCCGGTAATAAACGAGTGCTTGGCTAACTCTAAGTACGGCTTTATATCCTACATGGGAACACCGAAGACTATGGATAACACTATCCAGTTCCTCTGGGAGTCTAGTACCCAGTCTGAGTACTGCATAAAGTGCACGGCCTGTAATGCCTGGTCCTACTTTAGGGAGCCTGACAGGGGGCTGGGTAAGGCTGGCGTGGTTTGTATCAAGTGCGCTAAGCCTCTGGATGTACGCACGGGTGTCTGGGTCGACATGAACCCCATCCCACCCGGCCTTGATCCGGAAGACCCTGCTGGCCATAGGATAAAGGCGTTTCACATCCCTCAGACGATACTCCCGGCAAATAATGAAGCGCCGGAAAGGTGGGCCAGGATACTAGACAAGAGGGATAAGTATTCAGACTCCCGATTCAAGAACGAAGTGCTGGGAGTTTCCGACGCCATCGGGACCCGCTTAGTTTCCCTACAGGAGCTGATGTCCTTTTGTCAGGACTACGCTATAGAGAAGGCCCCCACTACTTTTACGCGGTCTTCAGCTACTAAGGTAGTAGGAGGAGTGGACTGGAGCGGGGGAGGTACTAAGGGGCATTCTAGGACCGTAGCCTGGATCTGGCAGACTAGCGCTTCTGGAGGACCTAAGCTAAAGACGTTGTGGTACCGTATATTTCCCTCCAACAACCCTGTAGAAGACGTTTCCGAGATAGCTAGAGTATTCAAGCTTTACGGAGTGGACATCGTAATAGGGGATGCTGGAGAGGGGGCCTTAGCGAACGCACAGCTTAAGCAGTACATTGGGGCCAACAAGGTGTTTCAAGTTCAGTACGGGTCAAGCGCTGCCAAACCTGTAAAGTGGAACGGCCGCGACCGGTATATGGTGGACAGAACTACTATGATAGACAACTTCTTGATGGACGTTAAAAAGGGCCGGGTAGTGTACCCTAATGCAGCCTCTTCTAGACAGGCTTTTGACGACATGCTGAATGTGTATGAGGAGGTGACTATGACGGGAAAGAAGGTGTGGAGGCACGCTCCCTCTCAGCCCGATGATGCCCTGCACGCCCAGATATTTGGGTGGATAGGTTGTAAGATCTTGTTCCAAGAAATGGAGTTTTATGCGTAGTGAGGAGTAGCTACGTAATTATACTAGTTCCACGAGCTCGACGCGCGCACTTCATGTAGTACCTTAGGAACTTCCCCGCACAACGTCCGGTTTTTAGCCGGACGCGCCTTATGTGCGGGAAGCCCTTAGCGTAAGAGTAACTCTTACTTAGGCTCAACCCTAGCTAGCTACTTTCTACCTTTTGACAGAATAAGAACCTATTTTAGCTCGAACTCCTTGGGGTCTACGGTCTCCCCGTAGGACCACCCTACCTTGACGTCGTAGGGCATGGGCACAGGGATGTCTGGAAAAGTCTCTACTATGTGATCAGTCAGGCAAGAGTCTAAGAATTCGGGTAGCTTATGGTACTCAGCCTGGGGTATCTCTAAGCACACACTGTCGTGAACTGTAAGTAGTATCCTACCTCTGACCGCAGAGACTCTCTTGTACATATTGGCTAAGCAACTCATGACTATGTCGGAACAGTAGCTCTGTATTAAGAAGTTGACGCCCTGCCTCTCGTTTCTAGAGCGCATCCATCTGCCAACCCCCGCCATAGGGAACCGCCTAAAACGCCCGAAGGGGGTTCTAACCTTGCCTTCTTTGTGGATGGCTCTCTTTGTGCTCTCGGTGTACTGCCGGATTGCGGGGAATCTCCCCAGCAGCTTTTCTATAGTCTCGTTAGCTTCCTCCTCTGTAAAGCCCATCCTCTCTTGTAACCCGTGTGAGGAGATACCGTAGATAGTACCGAAGACGACCTGCTTAGTTTTTCGGCGTAACTCTTCGTAGTGTTCGTCAGTCTTTCTGCCTACGTTGACGGTGTCATAGTCTAGCCCGTGTATCTCAGAGGTCATCCAACTATGGATGTCTAGCCCCTCTAGCAAGGCTGCTATTAGATCCTCATCCGGAGCGTACCTAGTGAGCACCCGAACCTCCGCGCCGGAGAAGTCTACGTCAACCCAGAGTAGCCTGTCCTCCTTGGTCCAGCCGCACTTGCTCGCCAGAGCCGAGTTCTCCTCTGATAGCCACCACCCGGGCTCTTGCAGGGGGCTGGGCGTGAAGATTTTCTTTATGTTCACGGACCCTAAGAAGTGGGGGGTATTCTGTAGGTTAGGCTCCGCGGAGCTGGTCCTTCCCGTAGCCGCTCCGTTAAGGTGAACAGTGCCGTGTAGTTTGCCGTCCAGGCTACTCAGCTTTTTTAGCCTCTCTACGTATGTAGACTGAGCCTTGCAAAGCTTCCTCCAAGCAAGGAGGGGGGCGGCTATAGGGTTACCCATCTCAGAATACTCGCGTATTACCTTCTCATTCATAGAAGGTTGGCCCTTTGCTGTAGACGCTATCTTAGGCAGCCCGTACCCCGCTATAAAGACGTCTCCTATGAACTTAGGGTTGTTTAGTATTATGGCGTCTAAGGGGTACCCCAAGTCGTCGTGTATAGTATTAACTATCTGCTCTTCCAGCTGGTCAGCTTCCTTGGTTAGCAGGAGCTTTAGCTCTTCCAAGTACCTCTGGTCTGCGTGAACCCCTTCGAGCTGCATGTCGGCCAGTATCTCCGTTAGAGGAAGATAGTGGCGCTGCATGAGTCCTAGCAATCTCCTGTCCTTACCCTTTTCAGGGGGGTCCTCTGCATGTGCACGCTTGCGCTGCTGTCGGCATATCAATAAGGTAGCGTCCGCGTCTACAGCCGCGTATAGAGCTAAAGTCTCAGGGTCTATATCTTCGTAAGTCAGGCTTCCGTAAGAGTCACTCTCAAAAGTCTTTATCAGCTGCTTTTGATACGAAGAAGAGGCGCGGTCCAGCCCCTTAAGCACTTTCTTATGGTCAGCCACCCACCCCTTAATTTCTTCTAGGGTGGCCTCGAGAGCTACTACGCCCTCTCCCGCCTTCTTACCCCGCCTTATTGCAGCTCTCACCTCTCTCAGCTTAGCCTGAGCCAGGGCATTGAGGCCGCTGACTTTTGTGCCCGCAGGCACCTCAAAGGGGTACTCGTCGGGGTCTTCCACCCCCTCTGAGCCTAGGGACACATCCACCTCGTAGAATGAAGCTCCTGCTTCAGCAGCCTTTACTTCAGAAGCCTCTTTGAAGGCCTCCTTTAGAGTCTCCTCATACCCTGCGTACTCAGGCGCGTACTCCTTGACCACTGATTTAAGGCCGTTAAAGCCCTTCTTGTCTTCGTCTACCATATGTTCTCCCATGAGCCCATCCCACCGGGTATTGTTGATCCCACTAGTGGCTATAATACGCTCTAAGGGGAAGCCTACTATGGCTTCTAGTGTCTCCCTGTAAGAGGCGGACTGGCACAGAGAAACTACCTTTGGCATGAGGGTGTGACGGAACATGCTGTAGTCAAACTTATAGTTCCACCAGGCTTTTGGATGAGGGCTCATAGTAATACCCAACACGTAGGGGATAGCTTCTCTCCAGTCGTAGGGAGCCTTTCTATGCTCTAAGAAGATCGCAGCGGCGTTCTGCACGTCTACTGCTGCGCTGACCATTATGATCTTTGCTCCCGGCTTCCAGGGGTACTTTGTGTTGGTCTCAGTATCCAGCGCCATCATGCTCTGGGACCGTTTTCTCCCCATGTAGGTGTAGGTGGAGTACTTTTGGTGCAGCGATGATAACTCCGCTATAGACTGGGGAACCTCGTAGATACGGCGTAACTCATCCAAAGATAGGATAGTCTGTGCCGCGCTGGAAGCCACCCTAGCGGCGGTTGCTATGTCAGACTTGACTATGTTGTATAGGCCAGACTGCCCGTCTAGCAAGGAGATGGGGGATAAGGTGGGCACTACCTTAAACTGCTTGTTGCCTATTGTGGCAGTGGTCGTGTGCCCCCGCATATCTCTTATACCCCCCGTTATGCCAAGCGCCCTCAGAGGGGCCGCCCCTAGGGGAACTATGACTTCCGGGTCCGCCATCAGTATCTGCTGGTGGGATATATTAGAGCACTGCTCAATGATATTTTTTTCTAGTTTTCCTGCGGGGCACTGGACGCAGTACATGTAGT